CCGAGTTTCTTCGGACTCCAGAGGTCTGTTCCCTCAGTCAGAGCAGGTTACGGCTGTTTAGGCCGTGGTCGCTCAAAGGTGTAGACCGATATACGCTTGCATCCCGACGCTCCCGGCACGTACTGTACCGGTGTTCCGTCGCGCAAGAAACGCATCCCTTGTGTTATTGCTTCATGAGGGATACTGTCCGGGTCCTGGTTTTGAAGCCAGAGCCTGAACTGTCGCTCGCGTTGTCGACAGGTATCGACCACACCCAACCCCTCCTCGCGGAGGTAGATTGAGTAGGCAGGTAACACCCTGTCGCCTGGTAGGCGGGTTTTGAAATCCCGCTTTCTGTAAACCCAGGTATCAAAGAGGCATCCTCCGAACCCGCGGCGAGTGACCCACGTTGGGGTCTTACTCTGCCACCCATCAACAACCAGATGCCCATCACCGTACCCATCAGGTCCGGTTAAGGCAACATGCGGTGCGATAGTAGCATACATAGCCGCAGAAAAGGACTCCATACCTCCCTTCCTCACATAAAAGTTGTGAAGTCGGAAAGCATCTTGTCCGTTCATTGGACCATCAAAAAACAATGGACGTACATCGATACCCGACAAGTAATCCCTTCCACAAGATTCGCGGAAAGGGCCATCCCAAAACGACTTTTCCTGGTTAATTGTAAACCCCAGGAGTTTCAAAGTCGATACCACCTCCCCTACGTTTTCTGTAGGGCAAATGATATCATCTCCATAAACGCTGACCCCGGGTACGTCACCACAAATTGCCGTGGTGATCGCCCAGAATATAAGCGTCTCCAACGGGAACGTAAATCCGTTTCCCATGGAAGAGATCTTCTCGAGATGACGCACCTGACCCTGGTAGCTGACCTTCCCTGACCTTGCGGCCATGAGGAGATCGAACCATTCAGGGCCCAACAAGTGTTCGACCAGACCGATCGATACACTGTCAGATGCACTACTTAGGTCCAGGGTTGCTAAAGCCCCGGTAATGGATCCAAGCCTTGCCAGTTCTTGATTCCTGGTCTGGTCATGGATATCCACACCAAAACGCTTCAACCGCTTGGCCATGTAATCGCCAATCCCCAACTGTAGATACTATTCAGCCAGGGCTCGACGACGATTGACCTATCGGTCTTAGCATTTTTCGGGACGAAGTCCAGCTTGCCGTTGTGGAGTTCAACTTCCACAAGGACAGACTCCGGCGCATCAGGCAGATCTGCAGTGGACCGCAGACGAGCCTGCTCTACTCTCAGGATCTCCTTATAGACTTGAAAGGAGTTGTGCTCCCGCCAATCAGCGGGGAGCCGTTCGTCGAGGTAGTCTTCAACCTCGACGCCCAAGAAATCACCGTTGTTCAGGTGACGAGATAGAGCCAACTCACTTTCGTGAGGGAAGACATATGCCGGGACCATCTCCAAAAGTCGTACTAGGAGAGGTTGGAGATCTTCGCTACAGGCGGGCCGCTGCGAGAGTTTGACTTTCGAGCATGCCTTTCTTTTTTGCACCTGTGTGGTGCTGCCTGGCCCGAACCGCACCTTGAACTGCTCCAGCTCCGGACAAACTCCTAGGACGTGGGATATTTTCCGTTGGGCCGCGTGAAGCACGCGCTCAACGGTCGGGGGAAAGATGAAATCCCCCGACTTCCATCGTCTAAAGAGGCTGTTCGTGCTGGCACAGGCGAGTTCACTCGCTTCGAACTTCGCATACGCTACAGCTTTGCGATCCACCCCAAGATCCAGATCCTGCCTCTTTTTCCAAAAGGCAAGAACCTGGCTCAGGTGGGCGCAAGCATCAGCTGATAAAGCGCGTACGTTAAGCTCAAGTTGAGACAAACCAGAATAGTCCCGAGCCCGCAACATATCGCGGACAAGCGACCACTGGTCGTTACGGTCAATCTCTTGAACCGTATCGAGATGTTTCCAGGCGATTTCCGTGAGGAGATCATTTGTTTCCTTTGTTGAAAGGTAGCTATCCCACGACTTAAATAATGCCATTTTGTGACTCCTATAAGGATGTAAAGGACAGCATCTACGGGCAATATATGTCAGACCCCGTTAAGGGATCGTGACTCCGTAGACCTCACGCATGACTACCTGCACGGCGAAGTACAAGACCGTTAACAGGATAGTCGCACCAGTGCCAATGACACCGTACTTACTGACGACTGAACGAGTCGCTTTGGGAACGGGTTTATCCTTTTTGAGGATTGCCATGGCTTAGGTGGGCATGAGTTGCTGGCTGATGGCCTCGTCGAACGGACCAGAAGTAGCCGCGGCGACAGTAGTCGATACGTTGTTGGACAGGTTCGTGAGAATCTGTTTACACAACCGTCGACCAGCCGTCGTGCTACGGGGATGCGCGAATGACACCCATTCCTCGGTGTCCTCATACGCAACTCTGGGAGCAGCGGTATAACCCGCTGCGTTTTGGCTACCAATTGACTCCATCACTGGAACCACGACTCGAACTCGAGTCTCCAATACCCCGGACCGTAGGGTCCGTTGACGCATCTCCGCCCTGACTTGCGCCTCCACCGGAAGAGCAGACAGTCCTTCCCGCCAAATCGCGAGAATGACGCCGCTCTCTTTGGTAACAGAGACAGCATTAAGGGTGTGGGACACGGGGGTAGCGGCACCGTCGAAGACGGTAATATTGGCGATGTTTGCCATGTTTACTCTCCAAGATGACCCTGGGTCCGAGTAGGAGCCAGGGACAGGGACGTTTAATCCCTTGTTTAACGACAATGGACCGACGTTTAAGGCGAAGACTTACGCCAGGCGTCGATTTTGTTCAACATTTTGCGAGGATCTCCCAGTTTAGAACCCAGGAGTAGAGCTACTCCATTTAGACAGTGTTCCCAAGATGCCATCCTCTTGAACCCCTTAAATCCGGGGAAGGAGGTGTTACCGGCGAGGGAAGTACTCACTGTTCTCCACTGGCGCGCATATAAATCGTACGCGCCTACCGTGGTGCATTGCAATGTCTTGGTGCTACCCGGAGAGCCAGCCGTTGACGCTGTTAAGCCGTCATAGATTGTCTTCTCCGTCTTCGTAGTCACGAATGTTCCCGTGAGGGCAAAAGCAGCGCCCCTAGCCTCAAGCCATTCCCCGATGGGGACGGCCCAGTCTATCACGAAGGACCAAGGCATGAGCTCCCAGGCGATCTGAGCCGGTGTTGCTAAGTTCAGATCGATTGATTGTTTCCCCTGGAAGTCCTCTGTGAGATAAGCGATGATCTGGGCTCTCGCCTCGACCTCCGCTGTCGCCCACGCAATGCCTATGGAAGTGTTTCGTTCCAAAGCTACACGTTTTTGTGTCCGTACCACGAACCTCGTGGTCTTGGGACCGTGGAACTTCGAAGCGACCCACTGTGCGCCCTCATATACATCGTTAATGAGAGGGCGCCAGCCGTACTGAACTTCAAGGAGACGATCAGAAGCGTCACGAAGGTGCTGTGCACCCCGCTTGCCGCTGTCGTACTGCCACTCCCCTCTAGGTCCAGTCGGGCTGCCCGGAGCGTAGTCTTTATGACCCACGCGACCGGTACCACGACCCTTGAAGGCTTTGATAGCATCCTTCGCCATCTTGTTGCGGAATACTGCAACACGACCGGCGAGTTCTACTGCCGCACCCCCAAGCAACCGCAACGACTGTTTTCCCTCACCCAAGAAAATCCCCGGGTTGAAGGAGACGTTGCCGTTGACCTTTTGACCTAAACGAGCAACAAGGTTATTCATCTTGTTGGCGTCTATTATCTGGTCAAAAGATTTCCAGGCTGGTACTGCTGTTGCCTTTGTGGTGAACACTCCACTAGGATTCAGCGCGTTGTTGTACCAGTTTTCTCCATAGCGTCTCCGGATCCAATGCTGATTCAAAGTAAATGCATTGGGGGTCCGGATGGACTTATCATACACCTTCACGCGAAACCGATGGCGGGGCCTATTACGGTCCTTCCATGTCGGTTCCCAGAAAAGAAGCATGTTCTTACGACGCTTCCTACCTGGCTTCGACCAGCCTTTGGTGATAAAATCCACCGCAGTTCGGTCTTGGTGCGTGAGATACTTCCAGGTATACGTTCGGCGCGATGCATTTGCGCCGGTCCAATCACGATCACTCCAGCACCCTGTCCACTGGTCATCTGTAAAACCCAGATAACCATGAAGTGTATAGGGCACACGGAGATCCGTGGTGACCTTTCCTGTAGTCATGTTATAACTCTCCTCGCTACCGACTTTCCATGTCGGTCGGGGTGTAGTGAAACACTGTGGCACACACCCAAACTAGTACGGGTGAGGCAGGCGAATTCTACCTGCAACCTTGATTCGGCATAGGACGATCAATCCTAGCGGCCGTCAGGGTCTGCCACAGTCGCCTGCAATGGGTAAGACCCAAAGCAGAGGCACGGAACACCAGTGCCAAAGGAACCTCCCTCAAAGTCAGATCATGACTTTTGGG